GATCTTACAGGAGTGTTCCCGTTCGACTTGGTTCTGAGCGATAGGGTTCGTCAGCGCTTGGAGGAGAGGTTCGTGCCGCCACTTGGCGAGTTCGATCCGGATCTGCAGGTGGCATGGTTTGTGCCGCGCAAGATTACTTCGCGGAAGACCAAGAACGGAAAGACATACTGGGTTGTTGAGGTTATCGATTCATCGAACAAGACAACCAAGATCAAGTGTTGGGGCGTTAAGCCCGAACGGGGAGACAACGTTCAGATCAATCGTCCGTATATGGCGAAGCTGGACTACGATCCTAAGTGGGGCTTTAGTACCCGCTCGATTCATCACAACTTTAAACTACTGGGGTAAACATGACAACTTTTAAAGAACTGTCGAGAGATATGGAGATGCTGTGTGAGGCACGGCAGGAAGGCAGCATTGATTATGATAATTTTGAAGCACTGCGAGAAATAGTAATGGATAAGATGCGCGCGCTAGTTAATCAGGAGTTACCCGAAAAGATAAGTGCAGCCGCCCCCAAGACCAACAATGTTGTTGTGACACTAGAAGACAGCGGCTACGCAAAGCAACAGTTCAGAGAGCAGGACGAGATATATTGCATGCACTGTAGTTCTATTTTTCCAGCTTCACAACTGCGCCACCCTGATGAAACGACGTCGTGGCACAGATGTGGTTCTCGGCTGGGCTGCGATGATGGCTTCTTGGGCGGTGATTTACACTCTGTTCTGCCTCCAGCAGGCTCCGGCAACCCTTTCGCCATGGGTCTACTGTTACAGAATGGTGACGTATCACTACAAGAAGCACGACACCGCGGCTATCTTGGGATATCAGCCCCCCGCCGACACTAATCGGCAATAAAGCCAATAAAACAAAAGAGAACAAACATGAAGCATATTATTAACGCAAGCCCACTCTTGACTGACTATGATCTGAGGGATGACTTTCCGGTCATCATCAGGGTCAGAAACTTCAACGACGTCACAGCGAAAGACTTTACGATCCAGATGGCAAAGGCGCACAACACGGGTCAGCCAGTTATCCCTGTTATTATCGACAGCTACGGCGGCGCAGTGTACAGCCTCATGTCGATGATCTCCGATGTCCGTAGCTCTAAGCTGCCCGTCGCGACGATTATCCAAGGCAAGGCAATGTCCTGTGGTGCTATCTTCTCGACCTTTGGCACCAAGGGCATGAGATACATGGACCCTTACGCTACGGTAATGATTCATGACGTGTCAAGCGGAGCATGGGGCAAGATCGAAGAGATTAAGGCAGACGCCAAGGAAGCAGAGAGACTCCAGAAGAGGGTTTATAACATGATGGCTGAAAACTGCGGCAAGAGTAAGAACTACTTTATGAAGCTGATTCACGACAAGGGGCATGCCGACTGGTATCTTGAGTCAGATGAGTGCCTTGAGCACGGACTAATCGATCACGTTGGCACACCACATTTTAATGTTGACATCAATGTAGACATTACGTTTGGTACTTAAGTCTAACAATAACAACTAGTTGGGACAATGGATTCTATTTTTATAGTCATAAGCTCTTTCTTCGTACTGTTCTCGATCTTCATCTTGGTGGGATTGGGGGCTGCACGCTTACGCCTCAAACGCAGCAAGCGACTGATAGAGGATATGGTTCGAGAATACGAAAGTGTCCAGAGGCAAAGCATGGATGACGTGCCTCTACGCGATAACGTTCTTGAATTCCGCGCCCAACTCGTGAAAGAACATGAAAAAAACAACAAATAACGGTTGACAACACCGCGTTTATCTGTTATTATATATCTATATTAATCACTAAGGAGTTAGTATGAGCGAAGAAAAAGAAAAGAAGACCACCCCCGAGAAGCGTGAGGCACGCCGAACGCGCTACATCGTAGAGTATGTACGTTCTCTCAAAGAAATTGAAGATGCAATGGAGCCCTACAAGGAGCACCGGCGCGACCTTCGCAACGAGTACCGCCGTCAAGGTTGGCTCACTCGTGATGAGATGAGCATCGCTATTAAGGCTTACCGCCTTATGAAGGGCGAGGTTGACCTCGACCAACTCTACGAAACATACAGCGTCCTCTCGACTGCTGCTAACCCTGACATTGAGAACGAATCATGATGATCGAATGGTGCCGTACACACTTTAACGTACACCCGCCTTCCCGAGCTAACCCTGCTGACGCTGGGCTGGACATTCACTTCAGCCCGAAGGATCGCGCCACGGTGACCATTGAGCCCGGGGAAAGCGCTGTTCTGCCCACCGGACTAAGGTTTGGTATCCCGTACGGATATATGCTGGAGGTTAAGAATCGTTCAGGCATGGCTGCGAAGCGTAGCCTCATCGTCGGAGCATGTGTCGTTGACTCTGGCTATGATGGCGAGGTATTTATTAACCTTCACAACATTGGTCAAACCGCTCAAGTTATTGAGTCACACCAGAAGATTGCTCAAGTGGTTATGATTCCTGTCGTGCATTTTCGCGCAATGGAACGCAGCGGTGACGAAGATCTATACGGCTGGTACCCAATCACAATCAGCGACCGCGGAGACGGCGCACTAGGAAGCACAGGCGAATGAACACAGCAACACAAAAAACAATGTTTAGTTCAAAGACTGGAGAGTGGGCAACCCCACAGGAGTTCTTTGACAAGTTAAACTGGCGATTTGGTCCCTTTGACTTAGATCCCTGCGCGAGTACTCACAATACAAAGTGCGCAAACTTCTACACAGAGGCTGAGGATGGGCTATCGAAGGACTGGACAGGTCACACTGTCTTTGTCAATCCTCCGTACGGGCGAGGCATCGAAGAATGGATCCGCAAGGGCTATGAGTCAGCCGAGGCAGACGAGAACACTAAGGTTGTCATGCTAATCCCAGCACGAACAGATACAAAGTATTGGCACGACTACGTGATGAAGGCTGAGTACGTTTACTTTATTAAGGGTCGGCTCAAGTTCGGCGACAGTGAAAACTGCGCGCCATTCCCCTCTGCAGTTGTGGTGTTCAAGAAGCATCCATCGTGGGCAGTGGGCGCCGATCCGATTATGGGCGCCCTCGGTCGATGAATCGAAAGCAACGAAGAGCCGGCGAAGCACGAGCAAAGAAGGGAGGCAGCGCAGAAGATGCGTTGTCAACCCAGACAGCACTGTTCAGCAAGCTACCAGAAGAATGTTTGATGTGCGAAACGCCATATGATAAGACCGACATCGCGATGGTATCATCGTGGAACGTAGTAGTCAGAGAAGATCAGGGAGTGGTCAGGCTGTATTGCCCTGACTGCTGGACTGCTGCACAGAAAGTCGTTACAAAGTTTAAGAACGGAGAGCTATAATGAGAACAAAGGTAAGTCTTTGTTATGATGATGTCTTATTGATCCCACAATATTCAGACATTCGTAGCCGCAAAGAGATCGATGTAGGTGTTGCCCTCGGCGGTAGGTACTCCCGCCCCGTTCACCTGAAGCTTCCAGTCATCTCTTCGCCAATGGACACGATTACCGGACCAGACATGGCAAACGTCATGAACAGATCCGGCGGTTTGGGAATCATCCATCGCTATTGCACGGTCACCGAGCAGGCTAAGATGGTGAGAGAGATTGATGTCGGTATGAAAGCTGCAGCCATCGGTGTGACTGGCGACTTCCACGATAGGGCTAGAGCTTTGGTTGCTATGGGTGCGGGGATCTTGTGCATCGACGTGGCTCATGGTCACCACGTGTTGATGGAATCTGCCATAGGAGAACTAAGGGAGACTTTTGGAGACACTGTACACATTATGGCAGGCAACGTGGCTACGCTTGAGGGTGTAAACGCGCTATCTGACTGGGGCGCCGACTCTGTTAGGTGTAACATCGGCGGCGGCTCTATCTGCTCTACCCGTATCCAAACTGGTCATGGTCATCCCGGCTTACAGACTGTCATTGATTGCAGCAAAACAGACAGGAACGTTACGATTATTGCTGATGGCGGTATTCGCAGCAGCGGTGACATGGTAAAGGCGCTGGCTGCAGGTGCAGATTGCGTGATGGTTGGCTCGCTTCTATCCAGTACAACCGAAGTACCAGTACCCATTATTCATATTGATGGCGAAGAGTACAAGACCTACCGAGGTATGGCATCTGAAGAAGCACAAAAGGATTGGCGAGGCTCTGCTTCGTCCCTTGAGGGTATCTCCACCATGCTTCCGTGCAAAGGACCGGTCCGGATTGTTTTACATGAGATAGAAAGGGGCTTGCGCAGCGGGTTCTCTTACTCTGGGGCGCGTACGCTGATAGAACTGCAGTCAAAATCTGTGTTCACCCGTCAGACCGCCGCTGGCATCTCTGAGTCTAAGACTCACATTCTGGAGAAGAGATAGTGTCGGAGGACTTGTACAACAAGCGCGTAATCTTTCGAGAGAATGACAAAGTACATGCGCAGCTAAGGATCAGGCTAAACTACGATGGCATCAGTCAGTCTGATTTCTTTCGCGGCTGCATCGAAGCTTATTTGGGACAAGAATCAGAGTTCGAAGACTTCGTTACATTATTAAGGTCTAAGAAGAGTAAGCACGGAAAGGTTAGGACTGCAAAGTCTAAGAAGTTGGAAGAGAAGGGAAAAGAAACAGTTAATAAGCTTGCTCTTAATCCGAGCGAGATTGAAAATATATTTGATATGATAGAGGAAGAACATGAAGGACTTTAGAGGTAAAATTGTATGCTGGAACCGCGGTAGCGGTGCCCCTTATTACGGGGTAATCATGGAATCAGAGCTACGAGACTCTAGCCCTCCCCTGGCACCTTGGCGCTGGCACAAGATTAAATGGTCGACCGAGACAGCGCCCGAGTTTACCGAAGATTGGTTTCGATGTGACCATGTTAATGTGGTGGACGGCTATGACATAATTTCTAAGCTTCACCAAGCTATGATTGTTGCAGAGGAAGTGAAGGGTCCGGCATGAGACGCTGCGCTACCGAATGCCTTAAGAGCAACAAAAGCTGTAAGAATTCAAAGTGCCGTCTGTGGATAGACTATAAAGAAGACTCTAACTGTACTTTGTTAGCAGTTCGCAAGCACGGAGCAATGACCTTAGAAGAAATAAGTAAAAGATTAAAGTACACCCCAGCAAGAATACAACAACTAGAGAAACGCGCCTTGCATAAAATATCCCTTCGTGCTGCACACTTAAGGGACTTTTTATTCTCCTGATGGAGCCGTTTGTCTTCCCATAGACTATTTATTATCGAAGCCTTCATAATATTATTAGGAGATTATAAGCAATGAGCAAAAAGAAATTAATTTTAAAAGAATCCGTCACACGCAGGTTTATGCGTTTGGCTGAGATCGAATCAAAGTTCGCTGATCAGTTTTTAACTGAACTTGGCGAAGAAGATATGGAAATGGACATGGGCGCCCCCGAAATGGGTGGCGACGAGCTTCCTGGCGACGAGGCACCTGAAGAGGAGCTTCCTCCAGAGGAAGTTGGCGCAACTGTAGAGGTTGATCCTAACGAGCTGGTTTCTGATATCGTGGCTGCACTGCAGAAGCAGGGCGCTGATGTCAGTATGGACGGTCAGGAAGAAGATGACCTCGACGGCGAGGAAATGGCACCCGTTCCCGGTGAAGAAGAACTACCCGCAGAAGCCCCCGAAGAGGAGCTTATGCAGGAACTTGATGCTGCAAACATCAAGGTTGCAGATGACGAGGCAACGATCAATGAGGTCGCTCGCCGCGTAGCAGCACGTTTGGTAGCAGCTAGCAAAACTCGCCGCCGATAAGGGCGAACGCGCTACAAACTAATAATATTTTGCTTTAACCATGCTGCCCCACAGTTTAGGCTGTGGGGTGGTGTAACTTTGTGGAGTTGAGATGGGATATGCGTCGTTAGGTCTAGCCGGCTTCATCGGATATATGATAGGGTATGCGGTTTCAAACCTGATAACCCTGGGAAGAACAGGGATCCTAGTAGAGAAAATAGGACTACAAGCTTTGAGATTGGCAGTGACGGTCTCGGAAGACGTTGAATTCGTACGCGCCATGAAGCACAAGATGTCCAATGATACCGGTGATACTGCTACAACGATTAGGCAGCAGAACATGGACGATTATGAGTTCACCCGATGGAAGAAGTCTGCGCTAGATAGCTTTATCTCAGCGTATCCAGACGTATACCGCAGAAGCCAAGTGCCCTTCTCGGACTGGGAAGGCGCCGTAAGGCATTTAGAAAACAACAAAAGGAAGCTGTAATGCCGAAACAACCAAAAGCGACAGAAGAAGATGATTGCGAAGAAACCGGCGATGAAGTCACCAGTGAAGAAGTTGCCGAAGGGATATCCACGGAGCAACTGGCTGCAGCCCTAGGCTTAGACGGCGCCGATGAAGAGATGCGCGTCGTAGGTCTTTATGGAGACATCGATGAGCGCAAGTCCCGGGAAACACTGAGCGGCTTACTGGTCTTGCACAACTCTTGCATGCGCGAGGTCGACGGCA